CGAATCCACCTTATTGCCGTCTGCATCTGCCAGATAAGCCCACCACGCATTCGTATCGCCAACCTCGGCAGCCTTGGCTGCAACGGCTGCTGAAATCTCGGCAGCGGTGGTGGCGTCGATGCTGGTCGATGTCAGCGTCACGTCGATACTGGTCTCTACATCATAGTTCGGAGCCATACGCAGCTTCAGGTTGACGGATGTGCCAGTGAAGTTGGCTAACGAATACTGACAAACATCCAGCCACTTCACGTCGGCAGCGTTCTTGTCTATCACGCCCACCTTGCGACCCTTACGCAGATAGACGTAGCCGACATGCACCCATGCACTCGGAATAAGAGCCTTCTGAATCCACGAACCGCCCTTTACAAAGGTTATCTCATTCGATTCATTCAGGAACACTAAATCACCCACGGCTGGGTTGATGGTAATCACATTCACACCGTCCACGATAATCTCGCGGGTCGTCTCTATGAGCGAAACCTGACTCTCGATGGTAGGCTTCACGGCTGCATCGTAGGCAGCTTTGTTTGCATAACTTCTGATTGCCATATCTTTATCCTTTCTTTATTTTTAGTTCATCAAAACCCAATCGCTCACCGAGTTCGTCACGCTGAATGCGGTGTACTCCTTTTTATTGGTCGTATCGAGATATTTCTGACCGATAAATGCTGGCACATTTGGGGCGGCTGGCGCACCGTCACCGTAAACAATCATCGGGTAGTTCTGCACCTTCGGAACGTCTTCCGAATTGATGCAGACGGCGCGTGTCTCTCCGAGGTTGTCGAGTTGTGCCTTCAGTCCTTCAATCTCACCCAGCAGCTGAGCAAATGCCTGTGCGATGACGGCCTGACCTGGGGCACCGATGAAGTTGGTGGCGATATTTTTAAAGATACCCAAACCGACAACCATTGCCACACCTCCGTTCACGGTGGCTATGTAACCGCTTACCACGACGGTCATGCTTGTCGGGCAGAGATACACGTAATAGCCAGTAGAAGGCATAGCGGCTACAGCTTGCTTCATCAATGGCTCGTAGTAACTCTCCGTCACCTCGCGGGTAGCGGGCAGCGTGGTGTAGGTCTGACCACCCATCACCCAACCCGTCAAAACGGGTGTGTCGCCCGTCTCGTCGTACTGAGCCGTGTAGATCAGCGCGGGGTTGTAGTCAGCCGTTGCCGTTGTAGGCAGTTCGGGGTAGTCCTGGCGATAGGTGTAGGTGTAGTTTATCACCTTGTCGTAAGTGCGCGTCACGATGCGGGCAAAGAGGCTCACGTCGGCAGGTACAGGACTTACACTGGGCACCAGCATGATGTCACCCGCATTCAGTTGCACCTCGGCCGATATGCCGTAGCCACTGGCACTCACCTCCTGACCGTTCACGTTGACATACTTGCCCGCCGTCGCTTGCTGAAGTGTGATACTGCGGATGTTATCGTACTTACCGAGTCCACGCTCTAAGAAGAGCACACGCTCAAACTTGGTGTCGATTTCCGTCTTGGTGTAATACGAACCAAGTGCGCTGCTGATAGCGGCATTCATCTGGCTCGTGGTGCTGTACGAAGTCAGAGCAGTAGCGATAGCGTCAGCAACCTGTGAGGCAGTCGTCTTCTGTGCCAACAGGTTGTCGGTCTGCGTCTTCGTGTAGTATGAAGCGAGTGCTGTGGAGATGGCGGTACTGATTTGTGTAGCAAGGTCGGCAGCTGTTGGCAGTGCATCGAGCTTATTCTTCAGCGCAGTCGTGAAGTCCTCAGTCGAGAGCTGCTTGCCGTCCACCTTATTCACCTTCTCGCTCAACATCTGGTTGATGACGGCTGAAGTGTAGTAGTTAGCCAATGTTGACGTGATAGCATTCTGAATAGCCAACTGCACCTCTGCGGTGGTGCTATAAGGGTCGAGTGCGGTAGCGATGGCCGACTGTACCTGCGAACCAGTCACGAAGTCGGCCACAGCAGCAGCGATGAGCGACTCTACCTGTGCCTGTGTTGTCTTTGCATTCCAATTAGTCTTATCTTGACTGGTAACGTGAATGGTCGAATTACTAACGTGGTTGGTTATCTGACCTTGCAAATTTTCATCTGCCTGCTGACGGGCTTGTGCTTCTGTAATGATCTGTTCAGCCTGAGAACTCGCCGTAGCAAGGATGGTCTGCACTTCCTGGGTCATATCTTCCTTCGGAATACCCGTATTGGGCTTCTGATAGGCCGTTACCGCTGCCTCCAGTGCTGACTGCACGGCTGCGGCGAGGTCGGTCTCAGGAATACCACCGTCTGGCTTCTGATAAGCACTCAGAGCCTTGTCGATAGCCGTCTGAAGAGCCGATGTGAGGTCGCTCTTGGGAATACCACTGCCCGGCTTTTGATAAGCGGTAATCGCTGCCTCGATAGCCGACTGCACAGCAGCCGCGAGGTCAGTCTCAGGAATACCACCTGATGGTTTGTCATACTTCGCGTTCCACGCAGCCTTGTTCTCCGTGGTCACATGGATGTCGGTGTTGTTGACGTGGAGTGTTAGCACCCCATTGTCAAGTGAGGCCTGATTCAAGATGCTCTGCACCTGTTGGCCAGTTTGAGTCAATCGAAAGTCTGCCATTTTCTTATATTTTATTCGTTTTTAGATGTCACTTGTACTCATCTCTTCTGGAGATGTCAGCACATAGAGATAGAGGTCATCGTCAGTAACGAGCGGCTGACCAAGCGTGGTGCAAAGACGTTGGTAGCGCGATGCAATGCCGGAATCATCCGTGCGTTCATACGTTACATTATGACCCGTTGCACTGCACTTCGGACACATCAGGAACTGCGGACACGGGGCATTCACCACGAATCCTATCACCTGCTCGTCCACCTTCTCGCGCACACCGTCTGGGTCGTCCACGTCTGGAACGTAATACTTACATACGGCTGTTATTTTACCAATCATTTCTTTTGTGTTGAACTCAAAGAAATATTTTCCGCTGGAGTCGAGCGTCATGTCCTGCTTTGTCAGCAGCATACTCTTTACGCGCATTCCCCATCGCAATTCAACGGTGAAGTCATCTTCAGTCATATCAAACCCTTCTTGGTCGATGCCGATGAAATACTTTACTTCCTCACCCTGTTCAATAACTTTCGATAGCGGAGTGGACGCTATCTGGGCATTCTGATTGTTATTGTTCTCTGCCATATCTCTTTATTCTTCTGGGTTAATAATCTTGTCACAGTCTTCTTTCGCCTTGACGATGGCCTGGCGGAACTTCTCGCAGATGTATGATGTGGGGTGGTCGATGTAGGCATAGCGGTTGTAGAGCGCTGCCATGTTCCTGCGCTGCGTGTCGTAGGCTTCCACCAGTTCCTCATTCGGCTCGGAGATTTCCCCGAAGTCGAAGTCAAACTCAGTCATCACCACTGTGAGCTTATCCAAGAGCCCATCACGCTCCACCTCCAATGGCGTGCCACCCGTCAGTACCATGTAGTTTTTCAGCAACAGGTCGAAGCCGTAGAGCGCAGCTTCCTTCTTCTGGCTGTCGGCAGCGTCGCGGTTGTTGTAGAGGTTCTGCACCAGCAACAGCGAGGCGTTGAAGATGGGGTCAGGAATGCGCCCATACGTGTCCACAAAATTCTCAAACGTCCGGCGCGTCAAGTTGAGAATGGCTTGCTCGGCTGCAATACCGAATTGCTCCAGCTCTGCGTCCTCGCAGTTGAAGTCAATGCGGCAATGATCGTGAATGGCCTGTACTGACAGCCACCGCAAGCCCGTGTCTTTTTGTTCGTTCATATCGTTTTCGTCTTTATCTTTTCTTATCTGACAAAAACCGCGTTTAGGTTTACTTTCGCCAATAGGGACAAAAAAAGGGAGGCCGCTGCCTCCCCAATCAATACCATGAAAAATAAAATTTCTCTTGCATTACTAAACTAAAACAATTCTTAACAATAACCTTAAACTAAAAATGAAAAATTCAAGAGTCAGACATCGCGTCTGTATATCACAATATTAACAATGAAAAAGAAGTGTCATTTCTTCAGCAGTCCGTCGATGACCTTCTTGCGGTTCTTGCCGAAGTCTGGGAACACGAACGAGACATGCACCCAGCAGGAGCCGGTCTTGGGATTCTTCTCCCAGATGAGCTGATCGAAGGGCAGGTTCTTGCGGATGTACTCAAACCACTTGCGGCCTTTCTTTAGGTCGCCGTCGATGCAGAGATCAGCGGCTTGGCCTTTCA